AAGCACCAGAAGTGTATGCCGAATACGACGAACGTATGGACAGGCTATTTGTTCAAGAACAAGTAAAAATTACACAATTACAAAGACTTATAAGAGATATATAAAATAGTTTGACTCGTAATATATATTATGTAACTAATTACATAATGAAAACAATTAAACGAGGACAAAATTATGGACAAGAACTTATATTCAATTTACGACAAAAAATCTGGAACATATATGCAGCCATTCGTGGAACTTACAGATGGCACAGCAACACGTCAATGTATGGATTTATTAAACAATCCAAATGCACCATTCAGCAAATTTCCAGAAGATTTCACGTTAATGCGAATAGGAAGTTGGGACGAAATCGGTGGAATCCCTACCGCAGACAACCCACCAGAAGTTATTATTGAGCTATTAACATTACAAGAAGCAAAGGAATAAAAATATGTTTGGACCTATGGGAACATTGCCAAGTACACTTACAAAGGATTTTAGTAGAGTACCAAAAGTAGATATACAAAGATCAGTATTTAACCGTGATCACGGTTTAAAAACAACATTTGACGCAGGATATTTAGTGCCAGTATTTTACGATGAAGCACTACCTGGCGATACGTTTACCATGGACGCTAACGGTTTTGGCCGTTTAGCAACACCAATTAATCCATTTATGGATAATTTATATATAGAAACATTTTTCTTTGCAGTACCATATAGACTTATATGGAGTAACTGGGAAAAGTTTTGCGGAGAGCAAGACAACCCAGGAGATAGTACAGATTATTTAGTACCTCAAACAAGCGGTACAGTAACTAATAGTTCATTATATGATTATTTTGGTGTTCCAACAGATGTTAATTTAACATTTAATAATTTATGCGGTAGAGCATATAATTTAATTTATAACGAATGGTTTAGAGACCAAAATTTACAAAATAGCGTAACAGTAGATAAAGGCGATGGCCCAGATACACTATCTGATTATACATTATTAAAAAGAGGTAAAAGACATGATTATTTTACAAGTGCTTTACCATGGCCACAAAAAGGAGATGCAGTAACTTTACCATTAGGTACTTCTGCACCAATTACAACCGATGGATCAAACCCAGAAACACTAGGTTTGTATTCAACTGGAGAAGCAGCAAATGTAAAAATGTTAACAATATCAGCTAGCACAGTTGCTATAGGCGATACAGCTGATGGTGTACCACAAGCAACTATGTATGCTGATTTAACTGATGCGACTGCTGCTACAATAAATCAATTACGTGAAGCCTTCCAAATTCAAAGATTGTATGAAAAAGATGCTAGGGGTGGAACGAGATATACCGAAGTAATTCAATCACACTTCGGTGTAACTAGCCCTGATGCTAGATTACAACGCCCCGAATACCTCGGTGGCGGTAAAGATAGGATTAATATTAATCCTATTGCTCAAACAAGTAGTACAGATACAACAACCCCACAAGGTAATCTTAGTGGGTATGGTACTACCGGTTTTACCGGCCATAGATTTAACAAATCATTCACAGAACATAGTGTAGTAATAGGTTTAGCTTGCGTATTTGCTGATTTAACATATCAGCAAGGATTAGCCAGGCATTTTAGTAGACAAACTAGATGGGACTTTTATTGGCCTGCCCTTGCCCATCTAGGAGAACAAGCTGTATTAAATAAAGAAATTTATGCACAAGGAACTGCAGATGATAACGATGTATTTGGTTATCAAGAAAGATATGCAGAATATAGATATAAACCAAGTAATGTAACGGGACAAATGCGATCAAACTTTGCACAAAGTTTGGATACTTGGCATTTAGCTCAAGATTTTGGCAGTTTACCTGCATTAAATTCAACTTTTATTGAAGAAAATCCACCAGTAGACAGAGTTACAGCAGTACAAAATTATCCAAATCTTATTTTGGATATGTATTTTAAACTTAAATGCGCTAGACCAATGCCAACTTATGGCGTACCTGGTCTGATAGATCATTTCTAATGGAACCGACTAGTGCAGCCATAATGGCAGGTGGTAGCCTGCTAGGTGGCATAATGAGAAATAAGAGTGCAAAAGCAGCTGCTGCTACGCAGATGGCTTTTCAGAAAGAAATGAGCAATACCGCGTATCAACGTGGTATGGCAGATATGAAAAAAGCTGGTCTTAATCCAATTTTAGCCGGAAAATTTGGTGGAGCAAGTACACCATCAGGTAGTACTTATAATCCAGAAAATGTAGCGACAAATTCTATAAATTCATATTTACAAACTAAACAAAACGAAGCAAACGTTGATTTAACACAAGCTAATACTGCTAAAGTACAAGCTGAAACTGGAGTTATAAAAGATACTAACAATAGTTTGTTAGGTAGAAACGTAGAGTATTTAAAAAAAGAATTAAATAAAATAGGTTCTTTTTTATACGAAAATACTGCTGATGGTTATAGAGAATTTAAGGATTATATAGATAAAAATTATAAAGGTATTTTATCCGAAAAAAATAATAATCAAGGTAATTCTAAAATGAAAATACCACGAATTACAATACCTATTGGTAAATACAATACAAGGTTAAAAAAATGACGAACAAAAAATCAAAAGTTGAAACAACAATTACACAAACTTTTAGAACAGCTTACGAACCGCATAAAAAATATGTATTCAAAACAAGCGGAGAAAGCTTAACACAACAACATTTTAAAGAAGAATGTGATGTCATTAATATAATAAAACGACACGATAGGAACGGCATTATCGAACACGTACAGCGTGGTAAAGCACGCTACGGAGATTTCTCGGAAGTAGCAGATTATCGAGAAGCACTAGACCTAGTTCGTGATGCCCAAGACGAATTTATGACTATACCGTCAGATATTCGTAAAAAATTTGATAATGATCCAGGCAAATTTTATGAATTTGTGTCAAATCCAGACAACAAAGAACAATTAAAACAAATGGGTTTTATAGAAACCCCAGACGTTGGAAAACCGTCCTCGGTTCCAACAAAAGCTCTTTCTGAAGCTGGTGAGCCATCAACAGCTCAAGAAGCTCAGAAAGAGCCCACACAGTTATCTACTTGATGTTAACTGTGTGGAGTGACACCCCTACTTAAAAAAAAGGAGAAAGACATGTATAGAAAGAAAATGTCAAGAAAGAAATCAAAAAGACAGTTTGCAAAAACTGCAATGAAAGTAAATAAAAAAAACCACGTTAAGCCTATGCGTGGTGGATATAGAATATAAGTATGCAATGGCATGCTACCACCCACTACTTGCCTTTAGAAATGAAGGTAAAATAACATTTAATAAGCCCTTTCCATTTGCGAAAGGGTTTAATTTACCATGTGGGCAATGTGTAGGTTGTAGACTAGAATATAGCAGACAATGGGCTGTAAGATTAGTGCATGAAAACCAAATGCACGATAAATCATGTTTTATAACATTAACATTTAATCAAGAAGAACTAGATAAAAGAAGCAATCCCGCTTCTGTAGATGTGCGTGATTTTCAACTCTTTATGAAAAGATTGAGAAAGAAGCACAAAAAAATAAGATTTTTTCACTGTGGAGAATACGGTGAACAAAATAAAAGACCTCATTATCATGCTTTAATATTTGGATATGAATTTCCAGATAGGAAATTATGGACAACAAGAAATAAACAAAAATATTATAGAAGCGAAGAATTAGAAAAACTATGGCCATATGGCCATGTTGTAATAGGCGAAGTAACTTTCACAAGCTGTGCTTATGTAGCTCGCTACATAATGAAAAAACAAAAAGGAAAAAATGCGGAAACGCATTATCACAATCCCCTAACAGGGGAGGTGATAGAACCAGAATATTGTACAATGAGTAGAAGACCAGGAATAGGTTATGACTGGTTTAAACAATATAAAACTGATGTATACCCAAATGATTATTGTGTAATAAATGGAAAAAAAATAAGACCACCAAGATATTACGATAATTTATTATCGGAAGCAGAAAAAGAAGAAATAAAAAACAAACGTAAAGAAAAAGCACCAGAAGTGTACGCCGAATACGATGAACGTATGGACAGGCTATTTGTTCAAGAACAAGTAAAAATTACACAATTACAAAGACTTATAAGAGATATATAAAATAGTTTGACTCGTAATATATATTATG